GCATCTTGGTCTTCTAGTTCTTTACGCTTGAACTCAAGGTGCATTTGCAGTTCTTCTTCAGTGATATGACCATCACCATCTACATCAGCATTTGCTAATGAACCGTCACTATCAATAGTAATCTTTTTATTATCAGCCATAGAACTTACTCTTCTTCGTCTTCATCATCATAGTGATGTGAAATCACTTCATCAGACAATACTTTCTCAACAACTGGTGCTTCATGTAGTGTTTGAATCACTGGCTCAGATACACCGAAGTGTTCATCAAGTTGTGCTTGTGAAATCTTTTGTGCTTTCAATAGTTCACCTTTGTCATTAACCCAACCACGGTGTGTCGGAGTTGTATTTTTTGGACCTTTTAACATAATCGTTCCTTACTTAGTGATATCTTTTTGTTTATTGATAGGAGCTTTGTCGCCAATACGCTTCTCACCACCACGTGTAGGTGATTGACTTGGTAATGCTTTACCCGCTTTCTGAACGTCTTTCTTTGCTTTCTCTAATGTATCATCAACTTCTACATTATCAGTATGCATTTTCTTGAAACGTTTCGCACCTACAGATAACTTACTATCCATTTCTTCTGCATCAGTCGCACTCTTTGTACGCTCTTTATGTGTTTTACTTTCATGTACTACAACGTCTTCACGTGCAACACCGAACTCAACACCATGCTCGAAGTAGATGTTTAGACCTTCGTCATTCTCTTCGATGACTTCGCCAAATCCCCATTTAGAATGAGATACTGATTCACAGGCTCTCTTTTTCTTTTCTTCGACTGTATCTTTTTCTTCTTGGTCGTTCGACTTCTTAATAGCCTTACGACGTTTGTGAAGATATTCATCAGACGAATCAACATCACCATCGTTGTCGATATCTTTATCTTTACGGTCTTTGTGCTTGCCTTTCAACTCTTTATCGTCTACTGGGTCAAGTTTCTTCTCTTCAAGTTCAACGTCTTCGTTGACTTGTTCTACGTCGGAGACTTTCATTGACTGGTATGCCTCCATTAACTTTTTCATTTCAGACATATTAGTCTCCTTTATTGTGGTAGTATTGTAACTGCGGCTAAAGCGCCGACTATAACTGTAATCACTGCACTGGCAACACGCCATACAACTTTATTGTAACCTTCAAGGTCTTTTGTATTCTGCGCAACATCACGCTCAACCTCGTAAAGTCTTTCTTTAGATTCTCGAATATCAGTTTTGATTTCTTTAGTATCATCAACTAACGTACTAATCTTCTCTTCGGCTCTTGCTATCTGGACAACAGCATCAGTTAGTTTACTCATTGAGGTTTCAAGGCCTTCTAAACGAACATTCTGCTCTATACTAGATGCAATATGGTCATCTAGTTTAGCGTTCATTTCTTTTACTGTTTTTTCTACAGACATTTTATGTTTCCCATTCGATGAAGTTTATGATTTCTCAATCAATTATTTACTTTAGAACCTTTGCGCCACTGATAGCAAGACCAGTATCTTGCTTTAGTTTTTGGGCCCGGGTTATCACAATTATGTCTAGCCCTAAACGACTTTCGACGTTCAGGATCGTCTCTCTTTATCTCACTTTCGGGATCGCCGAAAGTAACCTTTACAACATTACCCTTTTCGTTTTTCACATATACCTTGAACTTCTTAGGTCCTTCGGGTGTGCGAATAGGGTCATTCAGAGTAACTTTCTTACCCTGGTATTCTGCCGCTTCTTGAATACAATCATCACAGCATTGTTCAACGTATTCTCTGAATCTAATCATTGCCACTGCGTCTTGCTTCTCTGACAGACTTTAGTTTCTTACCAGTCTGAGGATCAAGCCCACGTTTCTTTCTACCTTGTTTTACACGTTCTTCAGCATCTTTATTTAAGTTGCCTTTCTTATCAAAGAACTTAGATAGATGTGGTGGTAGTTTACCTTCTTCAACAGACTCGTTCTTAGTATGTAACTTAGACTTATTCTTAGCAACGAAATCACGTACTGCTTTCTGTGCTGGTCTGTCGCCATATGCATAATACGCATCAGCATATACTTCTGCATGTTTCTTTGCTGTACCTGCATCTTTGTATGACTGTTGTGCAGAGTAAACACCTTTACCGTCTCTAGTACATGTTGGAGTGTAACCACCAAACTGTGACTTCTTACCTGAACACTTTACACCTGCACGACCAGTAGTTGCTTCTTTAACTTCTTCTTCGTCATCATCATCACCACCATGGTCGCCCATCGATGCATGTAGCCCTTTCATTTTCTCATGTGCACCAGATAACTTGTTCTGCATCCACTCAGGAAACTTACCACCCGAAGAGATATGTTCTTCGATTTCTTTTGCGGCATATGCAATAAACTCTAGTTGAGTCTTAGCCATTGAACCTTCGTCAGGTGATGCAGGTTCATCTTTTTCTTCTGATACTTCTTCTTTGGGCACACAGTTAGGCACTTCTTTGCCATTCTTTTTCTTAGTACCTACTTGAACATAGTTTTTCCAGCAAGGATCATCTTTGTCCTTCTTTAGTTTTTCTGATAGTTCTGAGAATGATTTCACGTTTGTTCCTTGAATGTTTTTATAGTTTTATTTATATGTTAATCAACTTTCGTTTCACGATTTTTGCGCTTTGCTCTAGCAAGACGTGCTCTATCTAAGATTTTATCGTGTCGTCTTTTATCAGCACCAACTTCTAGTTCAATCTTTTTACGTGCCATTGAAACTTCGTCTTCTTCAACAACAGGTATTTCTTCTTGACCTGGAACCTTCTTCTTCATCTTTCGAGTTGCTTCAGGTGTACCGTCATCTGTTTTCATCACTTCGCTGACTAACTCGACTGAGTTTAACCATTGACGTGATATACGCCCTTCTTCAAGTTCGACGATAACGTAGTTCGTTCCTAAACGGAATACACGCCCCATCTCACCTGTGGCTTTTACAACAACTTGGTCATCTTCGTTGAACAGTTGCCCTTCGATATACTTCTCTCGAATATCTGATACAGGTCCTAGTTCGATATGATTCTTAAATGTCTTTGATTCTTTTAATCCCATACCAGAACGAACATCATTGAATAAACGTTTCGTATCTTGATTAGACATGGTTTTAGGAACGCCTTGCGAGAATGTTGCGAAATCATTATTTTCAGCATTCTTACGTTGTTTACTTGCGCTCATTCCAGTTACATCATCTGCATCGGGATCACGCTCACCCGCAGAAATAACATTAATCTTCTCAAAGTTATAGAAGCCATGACGGGCTTTCTTACCATTATATTTCTCTAATAATGTTTTAAACTCTGTTATTCTATCAGCACCAACAACCATGTTAATCTTATTAAACCCTTGGTCATATAGTGCTACAGCAACATCAAATACATTTTTTAACTTTTTATTTAAAATAATACTACGTGCATGTTTTGGGAACATCTTACGTGCATGTTTAATCTTCTGTTCGTATGACAGAGGATTCTTTTTTGAATCTTGAGATGAAGATAGGTAAACTTTGTATGGATTCTTGCCTGCTTTTGCAGACATAACATTCATTAACTTACCATGCCCAATAGTAGGCGGATTCATCCTACCAAAAGTAAAATAAACTTCTCTTTCTTCTTCAACTAAGTATTGTTTGAATGAGGGAAACATTTAATATCCTATTTACTCTGTCTACGTTCTTTTTCCATTTTGCGTACCGAAGGTAGCATCTTTCTCGCCATCTTATCGATTCTAGGCTTCATTTTTTCAAGCCTTTTTTCGATAGACTGACGACGGGACATAGGTAAGTCTGAACGCTTAACACCCTTTGACAGTTTCTGGAATACTGTATTCATTGCTTGCTTGCGTGCCCGTTTCTTCAAACGATCCTGACTCGCCTGCTTATTAGCCGCCCTACGACGACCCATAGCAATCTTTGCTTTGTTTTTCTTGATTGAACGTGCACGTGCTCTACGTTGATTAAAGTCTAGTGCTTCATTCGTTTCTTGAGAGTCTTCGCCAATCACACCACGCTTGCGCTTCTTTGCCGCATAACTGATTGAATCAGGCATGCCTGGAGTATAATCGACTGCTAAAAAGTCTTTAAAAGACAATGGATCTGCCATTTTTAGTTCCTCGTTGGTTTATCCCATCCTTTAACAATATCTGGCGAAAAGTTGTTGTATGAAAACTCCATACGGTCAACCAGTTTCACCGCATCACCACCAAATGTGTCTATTGCCACATAACCTTCTTGACCAGTAGTCTTGAAACCCTTGCTAGTTTTAACAAAAGTTTCAAGATTACTTAATCTATTAAGTTTATTTATAAGTTTGAGTTTAGCTAAAACCATAAGTTTTTGCATCTCAAACATTCTTGCAAGATTTACTTTGTTTTCTTCGCTGAAGAAGTCGAGGATTTTTTTACGCTTGGCTTCTTGGGCTTGCTTGCCCCTTTCGGTTTTGCGCTTGTCGATTTCTTTTTGGTAGCGGTCGCTGATCCATTTGATGAGTTTTTTCGTGTGCGCTTCGGTGTTGCCGACGACTTCGCCTTTTCTGACGTAGGTGTTGTTGAACTGCTCGATGAGTTTTGCGAGTTCTTGGTTTGATTCGAGGGTTCTGAGTGTAGTCCCAGAAGTTTGGTTAAAAAGTTTGCCAATCTTTGAAAGATATTCATTCACTTGCTCCGTTTCTTTTTTAGTCATAGTTGCATTGGTCACATCACGCAACATAGCATCTTGTGACCAAACGTTTTTAGATTTTTTTAACTTCGAAACATTGACGCCATAATCTGCTTTCATAGTTTCAAAACTGTTACCTGTATATTTAGTGTGCCATACAATACCGATTTTTGCGCTCATAATCTCTTTGGCTTGACTAACAGGAACTGCATATACAATCGTATTTGGATGAAAAGTCACAAATGACTCACCATTTATTTTCTTTTTAGATACATCGCCTTTACCGAATAAGAAGTCACCTTGAATCACACCTTTAATACCGAGTTCAGGTAGATACTTCAATGCATCTTTAAGTT